AAGCAGCTTCTTTGTATAAAGAAAAGTTTGGCTTTGGTAATTTATCATTTAAGTACCAGTTATTTAAAGAAACTATTAATCATTTTCAATGTGATGAACGATGGTTTATGGAAGGTTATAATAACAGAGACTTAAAAGAGCGTCAAGAACTTGCGCTAAACTGTATGTCTCGTAGAGAAGCTATGATCCACGTATCAGAAGATATTATGAAACCCAAAGAAGGTTTAGATTACTTCGGTAAAATGGTTGCAGAAGAGATCATCAATGGTCACAACTATGCGATCGCCGATGGCGGGTTTGTAGAAGAACTTGAGCCACTTATTGAAAGAGTCGGTGCAGAAAATATTATCATTGTTCAGTTAACTCGTGAAGGATGTGATTATTCTACAGACTCTAGAAAATATTTCAATGGCAATTTAATTAAAGAAGTTACTATTAATCACCCAACAGCAATTGATACTGCTTATGTCTTAAAAGAAGAAACTAATGTTAAGACATATCGAATACACAATAATGGCTCAGTTAGAAACTTCCATAGTGCACTGACTGATATTTACAATGAATTGAAAGAAGATTATAACATTGAACAAATTACAGCAGATACCAAAGCCTAACGTAATCAATCTAGCTGATTGTCCAGATCGTAAAGCATATACAGAGTCTGAGTTTTCAAAGCTTGGAGTCAACGATGTTAACATGCATGTCTACCAGCGATACAATAAAGATTCTATAGAATTTGTTGGAGACCCAGATCTATTAAAACAAATGACGCCAGGCGTTACCTCATCTCACCTACTTACCATTAAATGGTGGTACGAAAACACTGATGAAGAATATGGATTATTCTTTGAAGACGATGTAGATTTTTCTGCTGTAGAGCATTGGAACTTTACTCTAACTGAGTTTATTGATAGTGTTAAAGATGACTGGGGTGCATTACATCTTTGTAACGTTTTTGAATATCCATACGAATACGGTATTGAATATCCACCAATGGTTATTCGTCGTCGTAAGCTATGGGACCATGGATTACAAGCTTATGCTCTTACAAGAGAATATGCTTTAAAGATTATTGAATACTATTTTGATGGTGCAAAGGAAGGTGCTATTCATTATAAGATGCCATTAGGTGCACCACCTTCATTTGAAAATAATGTACTTCATGGTTTCGGCAAAGTTTATACCTTCCCGTTATTTAATCAGAACGTTACAGACTTTCGTTCAAAGAATATATATTATTATAACCAACAAGCACAATCTGCAATTTACTCATACGAGTTTTTAAAGGATTGGTGGGACAAAAAGGGCGCAAACAAAACGCTCGAAATGATTTTAGGAGAAGCAAATTATGAATGAGGAATTAAAATGAGTGTAGTATATAAAGGTGAGATCGTAGAATCAGAACTGTCCGCCAATTCAAAAGGTGGAACTGAAATGATGAGACAGCGTCTTGTTGATTCAGTTGACAAAGAGCTTTTAGAAAAAGCAGCTGTACATCTATCTCGACCAAGAGAATTGTATGAAGATGTACCAAACATCTTATGGTGCCACGATTTGGCAGAAGATCCAGAGAATAAGATTCTTAGAGATGGTGGTTGGAGTTTGTTTGATTGGTTTGTATTTGTATCTGCATGGCAAAGAGATCAGTATATTGTAAGATATGGTATTCCATATTCAAAATGTAGTGTGATTCATAACGCAGTAGAAACAGAATATAAGCCGAAAGAAAAAGATATGGAAACAGTACGTTTCATTTATCATACTACTCCCCACCGTGGATTAGAACTTTTAGTACCAATCTTTGATGCTCTAGCAAAACAATTTGATAATATTCATTTAGATGTCTATTCAAGTTTTGACATTTATGGTTGGCCTCAACGTGACGAAGCTTACTCAGGATTATTTAAGACTATTGAAGCTCATCCGAATATGACCTATCACGGTGCTAAGAGTAACGAAGAAGTTTTAGAAGCTTTAGACAAGTCTCATATATTCCTATATCCAAACATTTGGAAAGAGACATCATGTATTGCTTTGATTGAAGCTATTAAGAGTCAGGTTATTTGTATCCATCCAAACTATGGTGCACTTCCTGAAACCGCACAGAATGCTACGATCATGTATGATTGGACAGAAAATACTCAAGACCATGCCAATTACGCTTTTTCAGTAGCACGTTCATTGTTGCAGCAAATACAACAAAATCCTGCATACTTCAATGGGTTTACTTATAGCGATCGCTTTAACTTAGCAAGAAACAACATACAATCGTTCCAAGTTATGTGGAACACACTTTTAAGGAATATTACTAGTGGACAAAGAGAAACCAAGTAACGTAATTAATTTCCCAAGATTTATTTCAGATGCGCCAAGGACGGCTGAAGAAGTAAAAGAGAATCTTCAAATGTATAAGGAATCTTATGCTAATGACTTAGCTGAGATCATATGGGAAAACGTCCTATCAGAAATGGCTAGAGCAAACTGTGATTTTGACGAAGACATCAATAAGTATTTTCCAAATATGATATTGATCTTTGAAGCGATCAAAGCTTTACACCTACAAACTCTAGGCGCACCTCATCCTTTACAAGAATTTGCGCTAAAAAATGTGGCTATACTTGAGACAGATGAAGATGGAACAACGACTGGTGGGCTTAAAAGTACATTATTAGATGAATTAGGGGTTGACAAAGACGAAGATTTGTGATATAATATACTCTACAAATTAAATTAATGGATAAATTATGATATTACTAGACTACAATCAAGTAATGATGGCATCTCTCTTCGCGAGCATTGGCAATCATCACAACGTTGAACCCGACGAAAACCTACTTCGTCATATGTTCTTAAACTCAGTTCGTTTCAATCGTAAAAAGTTTCACAAAGAATACGGCGAGATCGTACTCTGCTGTGATAACCCAAACGTTTGGAGACGAGACTACTTCCCCTACTACAAAGCTAATCGTAAAAAAGGTCGTGATGCTTCTGATATGGATTGGAATAAACTCTTTGAGTGCATTCACCGTATTAGAGCAGAGATCGAAGAATTCTTTCCTTACAAAGTTATTAGTATAGAGCGATGTGAGGCAGACGATATTATCGCTACTCTTGTACATGAACATGGCACCATTATGAACACAGGTGCTGAAAAGATATTAATACTATCTGGTGACAAAGACTTCATTCAATTACAAACTTATGGTAACGTGGACCAATATAATCCCGTTATGAAGAAGTGGGTAAGACATGACAACCCAGATAAATACCTTGAGGAACATGTGTTAAGAGGCGATGTCGGTGACGGTATTCCAAACGTACTTAGTCCTGATAACTGCCTAGCTGTTGGTACAAGACAAAAGCCAATGACTAAGAAAAGAATTACACAGTTTCTTTCTGAGCCCGATACAATGGACGAAGAAACAAAACTTAGATTTAATCGAAATAAACAGATGATTGACTTGAGTCAAATACCATCTGAGTATGGAGATCAAATCTTAGAACAATATAACAATGCAAAAGAAGTTGGTCGACAGCATCTCTTTAACTTCTTTGTAAAGAAAAAGTTGAAAAACTTGATCACTGATATACAGGACTTTTAAAATGATTAGATATTCAATGTCTGAGATTCTCTCAGAACTCCCCTCAATGAAAAAGAAAGCAGATAAAGTAGCGTACCTTCAAAAGAACGATACCATTCCTTTTCGTAATGTACTACGCTTAATTTATGACGAAGATATTGAGTTTCTGTTGCCTGACACTCCACCCCCGTGGAAGCCAAACGAATTTGAAGATGAAGCTAAAACTATGCTCTTTAGAGAAGCTAGACGCTTAAAGATCTTCATTAAAGGTGGTGGTTATGACGACATGAAACCAGCAATGAAGCGCGAAAACTTATTCATAGCAATGCTAGAAGCTATTGATAATGATGACGCTAAGCTTGTAGCAAATCATATGCTATCACACAAGAAGGTACCAGGATTAACTAAAGCTACTTTAGAAGAAGCTTTCCCTGAGATATTTACTGCCCCAATGGATATGCGATAAGGAATGTACAATGGCCAAGCGATACACGGATTTCCGTCAATCCAATCGCCCAGATGAAGATATTGGAAAAGATAATAAAACTCAACAACGGCTAGAGGAAAAGCGTAAAAATAAACGTAAACAATCTCAAAGGCGCCAAAGGCTAAAAGATAAGTATGACACGTAATGTTGTTGTCCTAACTAATTTTAGGACAGGAAGTACTTCATTTACTTTAAAGAAATCTGACGAATATCGCTTGCCTTATAAAGGTGAGCTTTTTTCTCACGAAAGGCCTCATCCAATTGGTAAATTACCAGCAAAAGAAACTGTAATCAAAGAATTTGGTTACCCAGCTTATAGTTGGGTTGATACATATCTAAGCCGATGGAATTTATTTCAAGAATTAAAAGATGGTGCTTCAGCCTGTTATAAGATCATGCCAAGCCATTTTGATGAAGATTACGATCAGCTTGCAAGTGTTCTGGCTCAAGCAGATAAAGTGTACTATCTCTATCGTAGAGATCTTATGGCTCAAGTTAAAAGTTGGATGGAAGTAAGACACTCAGGTTCATTTAGTCAAACTGGTTTTATAACTAACACAGCCGAATACTCAACACGCATGCATCAACTACATCGTGGTACTTTAAAAGTCGGTGAAACTTATCGAAATACCATAGATCCAAACGATCCGTTGTTCACAACAAGCAAGACTAATGTTGAAACAAAAGCTCTTGTAACTCAAATAGA